CCTGTTGACCTAGAATTGTAAATGCACTTGTTCCCATTTGCGCTTGAACCGCAACGTCTTGCAACTGCCACGACAATTGCTGAGTAGAACCGCGCATAGCTCTAAATGCACCGTTAGTTTCCCCTGCGGATTGAGAGGCAAATCTAGCGGCATCTGCTTGTTTTTTCATGGCTTCAGCGTTTTTCATTGCTGCTTGTGCTGCTTTTAACTGAGCAGTCGTTGCGCCTTTTGCTTTTAAATCAAGTATTTTGATTTCATTTGCCGACTTGCCAGCGTTTCTAGCTTGCCTCTCAAACTGTTTAGTCAGTTTTTTAACAGATTGATCTAACGTTTCATTGGTTTTTTCTGATTTTGCGCCAACTTTGTTTAATAACTCCAAATTTCCCGTTGCCGTCACGACATTTTTACTATCAACGCTGATAACTAACTGTGAAATATCAGCCATAACTATTAACCTCTTGAGAGTGTAAAGCGTCTAAATGACAGATAGCGTCGATCTCAAACACACTAAGATCGCCATAAATTTGCATATAGGCGTTAATTTGGGGGTAGGTAATACAATCTGGCGCAGAATTTTTAAGATCAACAAAAATAGCCCATAAATAGCTTAATTTTGGGTCTAACTTTGGCGCATCTTCTAATTCTTTAGGTTTTTTACCAATAGACTTGGCAACTTGATTAAGATTATCAATACGACTGACTTTAGAGCCTTTGTCAAAGCCTCGTGACCAAAATTGCCACTTAGCATATTGACTAAGTTCCTCAGTCAGCCCTTGATAAAATTTTTGCGGTCAGCAACAAAAGAATCCATTTGCGCTGTGACACTTGGCGCATTTGTGTATAACTCTTTTGCTTTTTCCGCACTAAAAGGCACATCATTCTTACCATCACTTAAACCACGCCAATCTTTTGTAATAGATACTAAAAGATCAATTTCCCCACCCTCTTCTTCGTTAAGCAAGGCTCTGTGATACTTCCGTACAGCCTTTCTGTACGTTTTTGAGTCTATGCCCTGTAGGGTTATGTAAAAATCAGTTTCAGCACCGTCTAAAGGGCTTTTAATGCGTATTTCAGCCCCTTCTTCGTGTGCTTCTGCGGTAAATAATTGGTTAATGTCCATTTTAATCCTCGATCTATGAAATTACGCTGGTACGCGAGTAATTTTGATTTGTGATGCATCGCTAGAGTTGTAGAGAGCAACAAAATCTAAAGTTATTGTAATTGCTTCAGGGCCGCTAACTTCAGGGTTGCCAGAGTTATACTTTACTTTAGGTAACAGCACGATGTAGTCATTGCCAGCCGCATCAGTCAACGTAAACTGTATTGCAGATGTAGTTTCAGAAACAAACTTGTCTAACAAGGCTGTATTTTCAAAATAAGCAGTAACAGAACCTGTAACGCTTGATTTACCAATAGACGGTAAAAGCGTGTCAGCAGAGCCAACAACATAGAGTGCTTCCATGCCGTTATCAATGTTTAACTCAAGTGCAGTAATAATTGCGATTGCTGAACCACCTTCAGTAATTGAACCTGAAAAAGAGTCAAAAGGTGCGGTTGTAGATTCAGCACTGTAAGTAGCACTACCTAATGCAGAGCCTGATGTAGAGAAACCAGAGCCAATAATGCCAAATGAGCCAGTAACCATTGAATTTGGCGCAACAGACAACGACATTGTGTTGAATTGACACCCTGTAGAGCGTAAATACTTACCAATATCTTGATGATGGCGCTCAACAGTGTAGCTTCTGCGTGTTGTGCCAGCTTTTAGGACGTTTGTAGCCCAAGTGCCGCACAAAGTAGCTTCTAAAAGTGCATCTAAACCGCCATAAGACAGTTCAAAGTTAATATCACCCGTTACAGACTTGTTACCGTGTCTAAAATGGGCAACCTGTCGATCTTCACGCAATTCCTCTGACTCAACTGCATCTTT